AGGCGACAAGCGGTTCGGCGGGTATTCAGAACGATCAGCTTTTGCCGACCATTTCTGGTACAAGCGTTTTACCGTCTGTTGGAGACGTGGTTGTTGAATTTATTAAGGGCGGCACAGCAATTAATTACCGCCTCGATGTCCGTTATTATTCGATGCCGTGAGTAGAAATGTGCCTATGTGTATTTATGCGGCGAATTCTCTTCCTTACCTTCTTTCTGCTTATGTCTTCCTTCGCGTGGTCGTGGCCGCGTTTGGGCTCTCATTCCACGGCCACCTTTCCTGATACCGGAACTCGTTCGACATTCTTTAGCGTAACCGCTGGAACGACTACACCGGTTCAGCTTTATTCTGGTGATGATACCGACCGGGAAATATTCGTCCAAAACACGTCTGATACCTACGACATTTATCTTGCTACTCATTCCGGTTTAAGTGCTACATCCGGCCCCCGTCTGATTTTGAGAGCCACTCAAGACCTCTGGACCAATAACACGAACGATTTATGGGTTGTGGCCGAATCTTCCGCCGGTGCGAGCGGAGTGGAGGTTTTGGGATCTATTGAATACGATCCCAAAGATGTGACTCAGTGAAAAAGCTTATGCTTATTGGTTTTTTATTTGTTCCCAGCCATCTTTTCGCAGCTCGTACTTCCAGCGTTGGCAGTGGGATGGTTATTCTTTCTACCAATACCATCGGGGCTGACAACTTTATCTGGAATACCAGCACCCTTCAATCCGGTGCGACGTTTTATGTAAGCAGTGGGACAGTGGGAGGAATTTTTAGGGTCTTTACCTCAAGCCAGGTGATAGCTTTTCTTTCAACAGATTTATCTATTTATTCCACCTATCAGAACATTGGTGGATTTTCTCAACAAGAACGATTATTTATAAGAAATATTTTGTCAAAGAATGGAAGTCATATAACCAATCCAGATTTTGTCTTGTTTGTTTCAACTTATGCTGCTGGCACGCCAGGAGCCACAGACCCTTATTTACAGCTTAAGCAGGAGAGCGGAGCCAATCTTGTTTTTGGATCAAACCTTCTTAAGATTTCATCAACGGGCAATATTTTATCCACCTCGGCAGGAGATAGTTTTACGGTAAGTGCAAGTGAAATTGTTTTAGGTTTAGTTCCGGCAAGGGTCACGCATAACTTAAAGATTGATTATGCGGGTGGGGGGACCGATAGCAACTTCATCAACTTTGAGTCCGCAGGTGCTCAACGTGCCAAGTTGGGCATCCCAACTCCAGAAACCTTTGATCGTTTTTCTATCCGTGTTTCTACTACGGCAGGTTCTGATTTTATATCACCTCCGGATCGCTTGTATTTTACTGACAATCCCGCTGTTCCCGGCGGACTTCAAGCGGTATTTGAAGATTCCGTATTAATAAAAAAGACTTATGGCGATGGGGCTCTTCGGTTTGCTGATACCGATGCTTCCAACTATATTAGTCATCGAGCTTCATCATCTTTACCTTCTAACACGACCTATACTTGGACTGTGGACGGAAGTGCCGATGACGTTTTAACGACGGACGGCTCTGGCAACCTTTCCTTTAAAACAGTTCTTTCGACTCACACGATTTATTGGCCTGCTGCGGCCACTCTGCCCATGCAGCCGGCGGAATCTTACCCGTCCCTAGGCAAAGATCAGGGAACTTATGTCGATCAGCAATATCTTAATTTTGGAGCTACGACGGACCAGTGCCGGTCGCTTCAATTTCGTATCCCGCCTACCTTAGATACGGCGGGAAGCGCTTCTTTCGTAGCCCATTGGTACTCGACCTCGACAACCCAATCGTCGGTGGTGTGGGATATTCGACATAACGGAGGCCGGACAGAAGGCCAAGATCCTGATATTGCTTTGTCCACTGTTACCGCTTCCGCCGACCTCCCTCAAACAACCGCCGGTCAATTCACATTCACGAATTGGGGAGCAACTATCAGCAGCTTGACGTGGGCTGCGAACGAGCAGGTAGATGGACAGATTTGCCGGGATGCCAATAATGCTTCGGATACCCACACCAACGCTCGCCTTGTCGGATTTGCGGTCGATATTCCGATCAAGATGAAACTCGAATGAAAAAGCTAATTGTAATTATTTTGCTTATTTTTCCAGTTCGTGTTTATGCGGCAAGCATCACGTTTGATGGATTTACCGTAGCTTCCTTTGGTAAAAATTTCGGAGATTCAGGGGCTTTTGCTGGAAATTTCGGCGTTAATTTCGGCGGATGGTTCAATTTGGTGGATAATTCCACCCGTTCTCTTATGATGGGGAAACTGGAAAAAGATACGACCGGATATTGGATGTTTTTAAATCCTGGGACAGGACTAGTCTCTATCGAAGGGAGGGACGCCGATTATGTTTTTGGATGCACGGGAACTACGAATGTTACTTCTGGTTGGCATCATGTCGCTGCCGCCTATGTTCGGGCATCACGGCATAATGTGACTTTGTGGGTAGACGGAGTACAAGAATGTACGAAGCAGGCGGTTTTCCTGCCCGGAGTGGATCTTTCTACAAGCAATAATGCCAGCTTTACAATGGGGACGGCAGATGGAACGGGATCGTATGACCTGAAAGGAAGTGCCGCTCATGCTTACGCCAATGCCATCGGTTCCGCAGCGGCCCCTATTAGTTTTATCAATCAACTGATGACCGTTCCCGACTCCCATGTCGGACCCTCGGGAACAAATCGAGCGTATTGGCCGATGATGGATATAAACGTTGCTGGATCTGGAACGGTTTTTGATGCAAGTGGGAATAATTTTATCGGGACGATTGCCTGTTTACTCTGTACCACATTTTATGATGAAGACGGTCCCAACGTGGGATGGGGCGCTGTTCAGCCGATGCAATGAATAATATCAAGGGAGTTTTTATGAAAAAGAGGGCGTGTTTTTTACTTTTATTTCTCATGATTTCGGGGCTGGGTCCAAAAGTGGTCCACGCTTTAACGCTTAGTGAAATTAAGACGGAAATCCGCCTTCGAATTAAAGATACCGATTCCGCCAGGAGGCGTTATTCGGATGCACAGCTTCTAAATTTCATTAATCAGGCGCAACGTGACATTATCAATGTTTCCTGGATGATAAAGAAATCAACGACTATTGTAACGGCAGTGGATTTTCGTACCTATCAACTCCCTAGTGACTTTATTGATTTTTATAGGGTTACACACGATCACTCGAATATTCCAGAAACGTCTGAACAGGAGCTGGATTCTCAGTTTAACTTTGGCACTTGGCATAATACGGAGGGGAAGCCGAATCGTTACTATCAGGATTTTGTGTCTATTCAGGACAATGCGAGCTATATAACTGTTTATCCGTTTCCCGGAAATACTTCGTCAACCGGGACGCTAAGGATTACCTATTATTCGCAAGGGACGGATTTGTCCGCCGACGCCGACGTTCCGTTTGATTCCAGGTTTATATTTTATCCCTATCACGACCTTTTGATTTTTGATCCCTGTTACAAAATTTTCTTGATTGAAGGTGAAATAGATAAAGCCTCTGAATATCGGTCTTATTACGAAGCTCGTCTTCGTCTCCTATTGGAGAAAGTGGATTTGAGACCAAATTTCCTGCCGGGGTTTTCAGGGCAAAGGAAATAATTTGAAAAAGTTACTCTACGGACTATTCCTTTTAATCCCCCTTCATGGCTATTCCGAAGAATTTATTGTTCGGGATTTGTCTGGTGGGGTATATTCCAATGCTTCTTCCAATCAGATCCCTGATAATTCTGCGCCTATAATCCAGAATTTTCTTACGGATATTGAGCCGTTGGCAGTGGAGCGGAATGGCTATGTTAAAAGGGATACCACTGTTCTTGGTGGTACCAATCCTGTGGTTGGTCTGTGGTCTTTTACGGATTCCACGGGTGCTGAATGGATTATTTCTTTTTCGTCCCGAACATTCTATAGAAATACCATTGGAACAACACCAACGGCCTTTGGACTCTCAGCTACTGTCGATCAAATACCAGACGCAGCTATTAATTTAGGGCGTATTTGGTTTTCCAATGGAACTGACGATCTATGGTGGTTTGATGGAACATCGACTGGCAATGTTTCTTCTGCTCCACAAGGGAAGTTGATTGAAGCTTGGCGCAATCGCATTGTCATTGCCAATATCACGGGTTCACAATCAACAGTTAAATTTTCTGAGGACGGGGACGGAGAAAGCTGGACTATTGGTAGTAACGCAACCGATCCGTTCCAGATTTTGATTGGCGGTGCTAACGACGGTCAATTTGTTCGATGCTTAAAGGGATCTTATTTGGATAGCCTCATTATTGGGCGGAAAAACGATTTGTGGGCTGTGGACGGATTCGATCAGTCTGATGTCAGTCTTAGAAATATATCTTTGCAAGTGGGCTGTATTGAACCCAATACGATGCAGGAGGTGGATGGTGCCCTCGTCTTTCTGTCTGCGCGGGGTATCGAATCAATGACGGCTCGTTCTATCGACATGATTTCAGAGCCTATTCGGAACGTAACAGACGTAATTGTTCGCAATACCCTAAGCCAGCGGTCCAATACACAAACAACGGCATCCGACTGGGGGTCTGGTACCCAAGACCAGAATGTGTTTTTTGCGACGAATACATACCCAGGAGATCTTCGTCCGGCCTTTCCCGATACATTTGATTCGTTCCAGAACGGAACGCTTGGACTACCGGCCATATGGGATGAATATGATAGCGGGTCAACGACCGGTGACGTATCCGCATCCAACGGCCTTCTTAATCTACAAAATGACGGAGGAGCATTGGGCCGCGTTCATGCCTACACCCAAATACCCGTAGTAGACTGGAGAGCTGGGACGACTTTCTATTTCCAATTGGCAGATATCCCGTTTGATACGACCAATTTAAGCCGTCTATTCTTTACACTTCGCACAACGACGACAACATCAAATGCCGATTCTGGGTTTGATGGATTTTTACTTACCTTAACTTCCACTGCATCGGCTCAAATTAATGCGACCGTCAACTATATTAGTGGTAGTTCAGCAACCCCGACCGGTCTTACCCTTACGGTTCCAACAACTGTGCAGTTTTACGTCAGCACGACCACATGGCAATTGAGTCTTAACGGTACTGCGTATTTGAGCGGAACCCATGCGGGCGTAACGCCACAATACGACCGTGCTTTCTTTGGTTATCTTAAGGGTTCCGCTGGAACCGGAACTTGCAAGATTGATAATTTCCGTGTTCTTCCTAAAACAGCCATTTTCACTTCATCGCTTCTGAGTATCGGCGATCTTATTACGTCTTGGGGGGCCGTAACCATTAGCGATACACAAACAGACGGAGAGATTAGATATCAGTTTGGATCAACCACGACTGCCGACATATCGCTTATTGTGAATTGGCAGGGCATTGTTAATGGCGGAGTCCCAACCGTATCAACAGCCCCCTATGCTGCCTTCCGTGCAATTTTAAGCACGCCGACAGCTCTGACTGGCAATAATATTTCCCTTGGTGAATTTGTGACGACATGGACGGAAGGAACAATTGTCCCTTCTCCGACGGCATGGACCTATGATCGGCGGTACTGGATTTCATATACCACCAATACGGCCACAGATCCTTATCAAGACGCGGTTTTTGTTTGGCAACGCTCGAAATCGTGGACCATGTTTAAAGGAATTAACTCGGCCTCCTTTGCGACGTGGCGGGACAATTTATATTTCGGGAATTCCGATTCTACTGGGTATGTATATAAATTCGACGTTGGCAACAATGATGACGGGGCCAATATCACTTCTATTATTACCACCAAGAGCTACGATTTAGGCCAGGCTTTGCGTGAAAAGGATTACATGAGAAGCTACATCAATTACCTGGCTAGTCCTCAGTATACAGGCAATTTTTCTGTTTCCTATGATATTGACCGATACGGAACAGTCTATTCTATGGGTACGGCTTCCATGAGCGAAGCAACGGGATTAGCCAACATTAAATTCCCATTTGGCTTGTCTCAGCTCACTCGTGGAAGCGAAATTCAATACAACATAACCAAAAGTGGTACAGGCGACCGTCTTCGTCTCTATGGAATTACAACACAGTTCCAGTTGAAGGAGGAAAGGTGAAATATGTCGATTTTCGTGTTAAATTTAGGTAAGGAGGACCATAGTGCCATTATTTGCCCAAGAATCGCCTAACCCACTTTTATCTGGTTATACCGGTTCATATTTTACCCCCAACGGAGTTCAAATGTTCCAAACGGGGCCTGGGTCTTACTGGGGGTATGGATCTGGTCGTGGATGGAATATCCCCGGTCTTTTTGGCCCACAGAACAATTCGTCCGGTTCCTTTGGCCCAAGTGGATTTACTGCTTTCGATCAATTTGCCCCAGGAGTTCAGCTTGGCCGTGGCGGTGGTGGTATTCAGACCTCTCTCGCTGGTGGTCCTATGCGAGCAGATGGAACTGGATATGCCGGTATTCCAGTAACGCAGTTTGGGCGGCCTATCAACGAAGATCCGCGTTTTGCGGATGTCTTACAATCTCTCTATAACCCAATTAATGCCCCAGATGTATCTGGGGTCGGCAGGGACTTTCTCCAGGGTGGCCTTGGTCTTTTGGCTCCAGGACAGGGGACTTCTCCTGAAATTCAGAACGTGATGAATATCATCCGTAGCCTGGAAGGAACGGCCACGAATAGCGCCGCTTCTCGTGCCCAGGCACTCGCTTCTCGGCGTGGGCTTGCCGGATCATCCATTGAGCAATTTGGCGTTGGGAGCGCCGTTGGTGAGGCCCAGCGTCCTTTTACAGAACAGAGTGCCAACGTTCTTCTTTCTGAGGCACAGCGGCAACAACAGCTTCGTGATTTGGCAGCCCGCGCCATGTTCGAACGCGGCGGTCAAGAATTAAGCACGGCTGGTAGTTTGGCTGGTCAGTTTGGCGGTTACGATTTGGCCCGCCGGGAACAGATTGCCAATTTAACCAGCGACGAGCTCGCTTCTTTACGGAATTTGCGCGAAGGAGGGGCCAATCGAGCCCTTCAATTGGAACTTGGTAATCAGGCTACTAGCCAGGCAAACTGGCTGGCTTCCATAGCCCAGACGCAAGCGAATCGGGCCAATCGCGGCAATAGCTTTCTTGGCGGTATTGGCCGTGGATTCCTTGGTGGTGTTTTTGGTGGGATCGGCAGTGGAATAGGACAAGGATTTGGCTCCGGTCTTTTTAGTGGCGGAGGTGGCGGTGGTGGATTCGGTGGGGGATGGATGTCTGGCTTTAATCCTCAGTTCGGCAATGTTGGAACCGGTTATTATGGATAAATTTTATGGCAGTTTCTGATTCTCAAAACATCAATCTTGCTCCGTATTTTTCGAATATTGTTGACCTGATCCGGCAGCAAGCTGAAATGCAGCGTAATCCGCCACCTTCATTTTCTCAGCAATTAGGAGCGGATATCGGTCAAAACCTGTCCCAGGGAATCTCTTCTGGTATTCAGTCTGGTATTCAATCTAAACAACAAGAGCGGTTATCTAAATTGCAATCGGATCTGGCTCTGGACCGATCAAAAAAACTGGCTAAATTTGAAAAAGAAATTTCGAAAGAATTGTCACCGGAGGAAAAGAGCGCTCTTGATTCTCTTCGTCAGAATATCGGCCAGCCGGGATATCCTACGCAGGCTCAGTTCGATGCCATAATTCTTGGCGGAAAAGATGTCATCAAGGTTTTTGCTCAAAGCCAATTCCCCAAGCCTACCGCTGGGAGAAAAACTGTTCGATTAGAGGACCCCAATGGTATTGTTCGGGAAATCCCAGTCGATCTTGTAAACGAGAATATTGATTGGACTTCTTTCCCGTGGAATCAGTACCCGCCTGCTGGATATAAACCGACTACGACTAAAAGCGGACGTACCGGAGAAATCATTAATGTTACTGCGACCGGCAAAACCAGGGAAATTACCGGGCCAGAAAATAAGCCCAAAGATCAACCGTTGCGTAACGATATTTCCCAGCTCAATACCAAAGAGCGCACACTTATTGAGAAGGCATCCGAAGATGTTGACCAGGATAAGGTAATACAGAAGCTTCGCGAATCGCGGATCAATTTGGAAGCAGTGAAAAAGATTGCCGAAAGCAATAACCCGGCTGGCGTAGCCATCCTTCCTTTCCGCGTTATTCGCGGTGTCGGTTTAGAGGTCGGGACGCTGGCGAGGCAAGACGTTGAGGCCGGCGGTGGTTCCCAGGAGCTGTGGCGTCGCGCTCAGCGCAAGGCTTCCATCTGGGCTGAGGGGAAACTTCCACCCGAAGATATTAAAGATTTCATTGAGCTGGCCAATATCGCGAACAGTGTAAATCAAAAAGAATTGAAAACCGAGACGGATAAATATATCAATCGGACCATTGGCAAATTTGAAAAACAGGACGTGGACCCAGGATTGATTCGAAGGGCTATAACGAAGGAAGATATCCCCGTGGAAAGAGTTCGGATGCAACGCCCTAACGGATCATTCTCCCGTGTCCCTAAGGATCAGGTAGAAGCGGCCATCGCCCGAGGATATAAACTTGCCGAATAAGCGAGAGGATCTTCTGCCGGGAGAAGAGCTAGAGACGTTGCCTGGAGAGGAAGTTGAGAGCCCACTCCAAGATGTTTCTGCGCTCACCCCAACCGGCCTCCCAGCTATAACGCCACAAAACGCGCTAACTTTGCCAGAACGCGGCATGAGAGCCCTGGGTGTAATGACTCAGCGAGCGGCCAGCGGTATCGGCCCATTTGCTTTCGTCCCAGGTGGCAGCATGAAGCTTGCTGACATGGAGCAAATGCTGGCGAATTTGCCAACAGTCCTAGAGCGCGGAGCGGCAGCGGCTGGTACGGGATTCGTCCCTGAAAGAGGAGAGCGATTGGGTGCTTTTGCAGGCGAAACAATTGGCTCACTTCCATTAGCTGCGGCGACAGGTGGGTTTGTTGGGCCAGGGGCACTTTTACGCTACAAAATGCTCGGTGGTGCGACTTCGGCAATGGCTCTTATGGCTGCCGATGAAATGGCTGAAAAGGGCATCCTTGAGCCAAAAACAATTGCTTTTTCTGGTGTTTTAGGAGCTGGCCTGCCTCTTTTAAAGCCAGGCTTCCAGGCTGTAAAGAATTTTGTGACCTCTATCCGTGACGTTTTAGCGGCCAGTGTCGGTGTCCGTCCGGGAGCTATTGACGTGGCTGCTGAACTCGGCTCCAAACTAAAAAACATTGACGGAACAGCCAATGTCATCCGGTCCCAGTTAGATAATATCCAGTCTGGCCTTAAGAAAGTTCACGAGGAAGCAGGCCAATATCTCAATAAAATGCGAGAACGTTTAGGGCTTCCGGCAACCTTGCAAGAAAAAGGTGAGCGTCGATTTGGTCGGCGCATTTTGGAGGAGAGTCTGGAGGTTGACCCACAAAAAGTGGCTGGCAATCCAGGATTCGTTTCAGTTATCTATAACGATGTGCCGTTGATACTGCCCCGTGAAACCGTGGACAAATTAAAGGGCGAGCTTACCGAGAAATACGGACAGGAGATTACCGCACAATCGCCTAAGCAGGTGTGGCGTCAGGCCGAAGAAATGCTGAAAGATTACACCTCTGGCAAATTTAGCAAGATGGACGAAAAGGCCAAGGTTAAATCGCTTGATTTCCTTCGAGAAAAGATTGGAGATTATACCGATTATGCAAAAGCTGGTCTTTCGGTAGCCCCTATCACAAAGCAAGAGGCCGCTATCTTTAACGATCTTTTGTTCCGCACTAACGAGGTGCTGGAAAATGCCGGAGAATCGGGGAAATCCTTGCGTTCTGCTGAAAAGCTTTATGGCAATGCGCGGCAATTCTTCGATACCTTCCAAAAAAACTTTGAAACCGAAGAAAAAACTGCACGGACATTGCTCGGTCTTTTACGAGAAGAATCGCCCGAAGAAATTTTAGGTAGCGGCCAAACCGCCATTGACGGCATCAGGGTTTTAGAAAAAAAAGTAGGGAAGCCACTTCTTAAGCCTCTTATGCAGGCAATTTCGGCTCGTAACATAGGCAATATTCGTGCCAGAAGCCCCGGTGCGATTATAGGGGGAACGATTAAAGAGGGGATGCCAGAAACTATACAAGTCATGACTGGTATTGCTAATCGTGCGGAATCATTTGGTAATTTTACCCTCGATCCCAAAGCTCGTATGATGGGCATTGCCGGCGCAGAGCAGATTTTAGAAGGGCGGTAATAAGTTGTGCCTGAACCAACCATCCACGATACCATCCCGCCTGAACGCGAGATTCTAAAGACCTACCTCTGGCAAAAGATAGATCTTACCCGTAGTGTTATTGAGAAACACCGTTTTGAGATAGAAACCCAGTTCCAGGCCACCATCGAAGAATTGCAGCGTGTTTCGGCTAATCTTATTGCTCGATTGCAAGAAGAAAACAGTCGCCTTCGCAAAGAACTTCTCTCCGATTACAAAAAAGAAAACACGGCGATTATTTTGGCTCAAGCCGAAGCCACTAGGCTGCTCCAGCAAAAGGTGGTTGAGAACGAGGCCAGAATAGAGGCAAAATTTAAGCTTCTCTCGGAATCCACGGAATCTATGGCAGAGCGTGTTGCTTCGGATATTTTTGCTGATGTGGTTCATGAAGTTAATGCTATGCGAAAAGAAATAACCGCTATCCGGGCTGACTTTCATAAGGCATTGACGGAGCATCAGATGGAGGTCCGATCTAAGGTTTCTGGCATAGATGGCAAACTGGGAAGGATTGTTTCCGCCCTTCGTCAATTTATGAAGATTCTATGAAATTTAAAGCCTTGTCTATAGCCATTCTATGCGGATTTGTATCACACCTATATGCGGCCCAACCTCGCTATCCTAAGCCATCAACCCCCGATCAGGTTTGGCAAAACGACCTGGATCTTCTCGATAGTATTGAGGTCGTGGAAGCAGCAGCTTCTAGTGGCGTAACAGTTTATCCGGCGACGGCCACGATTGTTACTCCTTTCGGGATTACTTCCACTACAGCCACCTTCAATAATACCAACAGCACCATTACGCTCGTGGATATTTTCTCTTCCACAGCCGGGATTATTAAGTTAAGAACCGCAACAGGTCACTGGTTGATCGGAATCGACAAGATCGACGGGAACAGCTTAGAAATTTCCACAGGAACTCTCCAATCGGCGGCAGTTATACATTTAAACCAGGCCGGCGACGTAGGGTTTGGCGGGGCGGCTGTTTCACCCGCGCAATGGGATTTCTTTTTGAATTCAAGCTTAACGGACAAGCCCCGCCTTTATGTTCGAAATCCCAATGGAACATCTGGTCAAGAGCGGAAAGCATTAATAGGCGTTTTGGGTGACAATGGCAATGAATCAGTTCACTTAAGAGCCGGTAAAAATTCTTCCAACGTATCTATGGAGATGATTGACGGCAGTACGTCGCTCCAATTAGGTGCCGGAGGAATCGAAAAGGCCAGAGTTGGTGTAACCAGCGTCAGTGTAACTGTTCCTATTTTGGCTTTCTCTGGTACGGTGGCAAGTCCTTCTTACGCATGGGCCGAAGCCAACAGCCAAAATTCAGGTCTTTACCGTTCTGCGACAGATGAAACATCAATTTCGGCAAATGGATCGCGAAAATTTACCGTTACATCTTCCGGTCAGGTTCTCCAACCATCCCAGCCTAATTTTCTGGCTAGAAATACGACGGCTTTAAACAATTTTACGGGGGCTGGAGTGAGCCGCACAATCCCCTACACAACGGAAATTTTCGATCATGACGCGAGCCTAACCAATTCAACTTTTACAGCTCAAGTGGACGGCAGGTACAACTTTTCCGCCTACATTACCCTATCCAGCGTCACTGTGGCCCATACCTACAAATCGTTTGCTATTCGGACTTCGAACCGAAATTACGTTTTCCAGCCAGAAATGTTTCAGGAAATGGTCACGATGCCACTCCAGCTTACCACCTACGCAGATATGGATGCCGGAGATATTTGCTATGTAACAATTGAGGTTGGTGGCGATACCCAGTCGGTTGATATTCCTTCAACGGTAGAATACAACGGATTCTCTGGGTCACTTATTAATTGAGGTGCTTATGAAAAAGACTCTATTTCTATGTTTTTTAATCTCCTCACCAACGATAGCCAGGGATATAACAATAAATGTACCCGATGAAGACATACGTATCATGGAAAACGACGTTGTGGATGCCGAGGAATGGATTTTAACGATGATCGCCAATAAAATAGTCAACTGCCGGGAACGTTTAATTAAGAAAGAGGTGGAACTTTCGCTTTCCAACCAAGAGCAAATCCCTGATAACCCAGAGTCAATAGTTCAAAAGCATTTAAGTAGGCCTGATTATAAAAATAGGAGTGAACGGGACGAGGAAGAGAGACGCTTAGCAAGAGAGGGAAGGGATGAATAAGGACAAAGTATTGATGCGAGTAAAAGACATTATGCTCCTTATAGGGGCTGTTGGCGGGTTGCTGGTGGGGCTCGGAAAATTCTTCGTGTTAGCCGAGGCTGTTAAGGTAAATGCCGAGAAAGTGAAAGAAATTGAACCAGAAGTAAGAGCCCTATCTACCCGAATGGCCGTTTCTGATGAAAGATGGGAACAGGTTCAAGAACAATTAAGAATTATTAGCCGAAAATTGGATAGGGCTAATGGTAGGGAACGCTAATGAAATGCCCCGAATGTAATGATGAAATGGTTAAAACACTTGATGGTGACTTTGGGCAGATTTGGGTTTGCGCCTGCGGAAAAACCATTGATCTTTACTTTAAGTTTTCGAACCCGCTTTACTGGCTATAAACGCATGGCTAAATACTTTTCTGATGCCGAAGTTTACAAGCTGGACCCGATCCTGATAGCCATGCTCGATGGTTTGCGGGAGCGGGCTGGCATCCCCGTAATTATAACGTGTGGATTTCGTTCACCCGCCGAGAACGTTGCGGTTGGTGGAGTTGAAAATTCAGCTCATACCAGGGGCCTCGCGGCGGATATTCGATGTGCAGATTCTAAAACACGCTATATACTTATTGTAGGGGCTCTTGCGGCTGGGTTTAAGCGCATCGAAGTGGCTGATCGGCATTTGCACTTGGACGTGGACCCAGATAAGCCTCAGAATGTAATTTTTTTAGGTAAATCCAAATAGGGAGAGTAAAAATGAAAAAAGCAATTCTTGTCGTTTCGCTCATTTTAGGCCTTTCGGGTGTTTCGAAAGCTGATGAAAATATCTGGTTTAACCTGGGAAGTCTCCAATTCAATGTCCCACTTGTCCATGTAGAAGCTGTCGGTCTCTGGGATTTTGTTCAGAAGCGTGGACTTGCTGGGGCCGAAACCCCACTTATCTCCTACAAAAACATTCAAATCACCGGTGGGGCTATTACAACCATAGATGGAGAAGGCTCACCTTTCGTTGGGGCTCACGTGGTTCTTCAAAACCCAGCAGAGAACTTTGCGCCGCTTGCTGGCTTTCACCCTGGTATCTTCGGTGGACGAGACTTCAATAACGACGCATGGATTCTCGGCCTTAAGGCCACAGTTGGATTGTTCTAATGTTGAAAAAAGTCGGGAACGTTTTTGATCTGAAAGCCTGGACAGAGACGTTCCTTTTTAAGCAGATTGTTAACAAGGGGTCCAAACACGCTGTTACGGCGGTCGTGGGCCTTTTGGGATCGGCTGTTTTTACGACCAAAATCAAGCCTGTTCTGGATCAGCTTGGCATATCTATTGATCCCGTCCAGCTTACGACTGGCCTTACGGTCCTTTTTAGTGGGGCTGCCGGCTGGATTATCAATTGGACCATTAAGGTCCTCGATAAAGATGGCGATGGGAAGATCGGTTAATGGGTGAGGTTTATCTAACGGAAATAGAGGCTCAGATTTTGTCTGTTTTTGTGCAACGTGGCATTATAAAGACAGATAAGATTACTGAGATTTTAGAAAACCTCATAGAAAAACAAAAAACCGCTCTTCTATAAGAGGTGAACCGCTTATTAGCGGCCCTGTAATTATCCCTAGTGGCGGATCGCTTTTAGCCACAGGAACCCGTCTCAATATTCATCACAAGGGTGAACTTCGCATCCTATGTGTTGGCGATACACACTTCCCTTTTGTTGATGAAAAAAAACTCAGAGAAATATATAAAATAGCCGCGATTCTGAATCCCACCCATATCGTTCAAATCGGCGATCTTTACGATATGTATTCCTTCTCGCGCTTTGCCCGCTCCCTGGACCTTATCACACCAAAAGACGAAATGATTATTGGGAAGAAGATGTCGGACGCTATGTGGAAAAAATTCCATGCTATTTCCCCAAAAGCACAATGCTTTCAGTTGATAGGGAACCACGAAGATCGGATATGGAAGAAAATAATGAGCCTAACACCGGAATACGAATCACTTCTCACAATCAATAATCTTTTCAAATACGATGGGGTGACATCGTTTCGCGACAGTCGATCTGAACTTGTGATTAATGACATTGTATTTCATCACGGCTGGAAATCGACAATTGGGGACCATGCTCGGTGGTATGGGCAAAATACGGTTTGCGGTCATCTACATCGAGGTGGCGTCGTGTTCTTTCCCATGAGAGGCAAGCCTCTTTTTGAACTGAATTGCGGTTTTATTGCGGACGTGAATTCTCTTCCCCTTCAATACGGGGAAACGAAGACGAATTCTTGGGTGGCTGGTTGTGGAGTAATTGATTCCTGGGGGCCTCGGTTCTTGCCTCTCTAAGTCGCTTCAAACGCCTTTTTTCTTTCTTCAACTTCTTCTTTTCTCGCTGTTTTCTCATGTGAATAAGGCGTTGCGAAATTTCCAGCGCTTTTAACTTATGCTTCACGGGAGCATAAGGGGAGGAGAGAATATCAATCAGTTTTTGGGGGTCTGAAAACCATCCGTCATACCATTTTGAACCAGAACGCATCCAATTTTCTTGAACCGCATCAGCGCACCATGCACAAGAAAAAATCCCATCCCTACCCAAATATAAATAAGCAACTCTTTTGACACATTTTTTAGACGTTTGTTTCGGACAGAGAAAATACCATTTTGGATAGCCGACATTTGTCAAATAAGCAGATAACTGGACGGAACAGGAATATGAAATACCACCAGTAAACATTGGGACCGTGTAATTAAGCTCACATTGACCACTCGGAAATGAGAACTTCGCTGTCCATGCGACAGTAAAATTTTTGCATTGGTAGGTTCCGCCGCACGGCTTCCATTCATGCCGACCTATTTTAAATATAGAAGATCCAATGCGGTCAATCTGTGTCTTTATTTGTTTCGCCACTATTTAATTTGAGCTATTACATCCTCAGCCGGGATAATCAGCTTCTGATTGGTGCCAATTAATTGAACTGCCAGCTCACTATCCGCATCAAATGTCCCCACAACATTTGCCTCATAGCGATTTCCGTTTAAATTAATCATAATTTTGTCCCCAACCTTGATATCGACCTCAACAACATCATCTTCGGTTGCTTTGGCGGGCGATTCTTCCTCTTGGGCCTTAAAAACAATTTGTGTCTTTTCAGCGGTGGGTTGCTGAGCGGGGACCTTATCCACTGGGACTATTTCTTCTGGGCTTACTCCCCGCCCATCCTCTTCGACCAAGCGGATAATATTGATTCGACGAACACCGTTTTCCGTTGTTATAGATATCTCAACAATAGGTCGCCTGCGCTCAATTCGCGTATAGGCCAAGCGCAAATCAAGGGGGACGGAAACCGAAATGCCAATCTTATCCAGATCTACTATTGCAAGCGCAATGCGTTCAGCAGACTCCATAGCTGTTGGCTTTACAATAACTGTTTTTTCATTAACCAAAAACTCTAAAATATGAAGTGCGCGGCCCTTGGTCGTGTTTTCGAATCGACCGCGAATTACTTGCGCCCTATATATGCCATCCGGTAGATCAACCACCTGTTGCTTTAGCTCTTCCACAAGCTGCTTTCCCTTCTTCCACGTCATCATGGTAGCTGGCCTCTGAAAGAACTTTTCAAGCGGATCGTATTGCATTTCCCCTCCTATACAATTGGTTGATCTGGATTTTTCCAAGAATATTGTGTCAATCGGTCAAGCGGAGATATTTTCTCCCCCTTAAACTTCCAAAAGATATTTCCCTTCGAATCCCTAAACGGCTCCGATAAATACCTTTCTATGGGCTCTCCGCTTATACAATGCAGAACCCACTGTCGCCCATCAGCCATAACCTTGATTCCATGCCTCGTGATATTACCACCAATAGAATCCAAAAAATATTTCGTCACCCCACCAGGGACAGCTTGCTGGTCTGGCTGGGGATCGGCTTTCTTGGTGAGTCTAATTTTCATAAAAGTTCAACAATTACATCCTTATAGCGAACCTCAGATCCCGCCGGAGGAGAAAAGTTAGATGGATCGTCTTGGATGCAAATATAATTCGGAACACCAGGGAATTCAGGACTGTCCATCTGACGATACTCAAACTGTGCAACCCACGTATCGTCTATGGTTATCTTTAATTTACCGTCGGCAATTCCACAGGCACTGGGGGCTTGCCATTCAAAAACTTCCTTTCTCCATATGCCTGCCGACGGGAATGGATAGCTCGTAAGGGTTATTCTGGTGCTGGGGTTTACCGGTAATGGTTCCGTATAATGAATCACCCATTCTTCATAAGGCTGACCAATATACCAATTATGAGGGTTCCCAGGCTGACCATTCCAGACGCGAAGCCATTTCCAATTTCCCATGTTTCCATATGTAACAAGTCGTCTAAGGCTTACTCGGAATTTTTGTCCATATGTCACATTGTCAGCTCGAAAATGAAGTGCTGCAGCAGAGTTAATCCATTGAGGCGTACTATAATAAATACCATTTTCCCCGACCATGTTTTGAACAAAAATCGCACGCAAAATTCTACTCTCTAATCGAGGGGTAAATTTTATCACCCCGCCTTCTTCCTGTTCCATTTCATATAACATGACAATCCTCCGCCGGCCATCTTTTTTTACAATCGGGGCACTCGTATTCAGTAGTCATATCCTTACCGCGGTCATAAAGCCCAATTTTCCTGGACCAGTGTGTTTGTCCGAAAAAATGCTGATCTTCCTTCGGGATGGGTCCACCTATAAGACTAGAATTACAAAAAGGACAGAATTCGGGTCTTGTTTGTCTTATTTTTTTCATTCAAAATACCCTGGGGTCATTTTCCAAACTTGGTTTCCGCCAGGCATACCCCCATGATACCCCTCATCACTAGAAAGCCATAAGTTATTCTGATAATCAAAAGCCAATCCTTCTGATCCACAAGTATAATTAGGGCTATCATACGTTGCCGATACCAATGTTTCAAGGTTTATTTTTTTTATTATACAATCGCCGTGAACCCAAATATTCCCCGCATGGTCATAAGCAATTCCCTCCCCTCTAATACTCGTATTAATTTCCCTCAAAAAACCCATGTTACTATTTAGATCGTAAAGATAGGCTCTCGTATCACCGTTGGGTTTTATCCAGAGATTACCATTGGGAACGTAACAAATCATCCCTGCGCTGAATTGTGGATTGGGCGAATTCCATGTTCGCAAAATGTTTCCAAGGAAGTTCCTCTTCAAAAAATCGGGGAGCTTTCTTTGAACAATGGGCTGTCCACTCGGGACTGCTTTATCCCAACGCAGATCTTGAAACGTAAATTCGATAACGCTGTGGCCCGACGAGCGCAATATTTCGTTGGTGCGAACAAATAGATTCGCAGCACCACCGCCCATATCCACGTCGTTTATAGCCAAAATATTCAAAAGCTCACTCTCCTTTATCAGAGAATAAATTTTTTGCCGCTCCAGGTCGCCCTATTGACTTATGCTGTTGGCTTTTAATCCGCCCCCGCCTTCTAGTTTCTGGTTATCTTCAAAAAGGTTCTCCAATTTCGACGGATGAACCTAAGCCTACATCTTAATGACGATAGCCCTCGATGACGGCAAATAGTTTATACTAAACCATCAACTGTAAACTTTTCTGCCGTGGCCAATATCTAACCCTATCGAAAAGGAACGTCACTCTTTGTTCGCACGGCAAAATTGGAGCGGACGGGCCAGATTCCCACCTGGCTCCTCACCTTCACCACACGGAGCTACCGTCGAAGGATCACCACCCACCTTCAAGAACCTATCCCGCCTGGTTTTCAGTCATGACAGGGTTATTCTCTCCGGCTTTTTCCGACCCGGCGCTGAAACGCCTCCGTCCGCTCACAAATCTATTCCTTCCCATCGTTTAAAGCCTCACCTTTGAATTTTTCAAGATCATAAAAGGCATCGAATATTTCCAAATTCTTCAAAGTACAAGGGCAGGCGTGTTTATCGGATTGCCGGTGATTCGGGCAAATACAACCTTCGTGGTAAATTAATGCAGAGACCTTTTTAAACTCTTCGCTCTCCAAAACCTCTTTTCTCGCTTCGGCGCGGGTGGAGGCAATGACATCAGCTATATGTCCTTCTTCATGGCATTGTTCATTACCAGGTTTATAAGCATGTTTTGTTTCGGTGTTCATGCAATTCACCAACTCCACCCACAACTTATGAGCTATTTCCCTATCTTCCTCCATCGGTTGCAGGGTCATTTAAACCCCCAAATAATATAGCCACCGACTAAACCAAGGCAAATACCAAGCAAAGGAAGAACTAAGATTTTCCAAGCTATTATCTTATCTAGTTCCTCTACTTCTTGGGCCGTCATGGGTTTATATTTCGTCGGTTGTGGGTTGCTCATTTGGATTCCTCGCATTGATTACAATCACAATCCATGTGGTGATATTCCTCGCACATATCTTTAATCGTTTGTTTCAAATGTTTTATCTCCTCCGCTTGGCGTTTAATTGTGGCCGAGAAGTTTTCAACACAAAAATAGCACCATCCTGCCTCGGCATGTCCGCAATGCGTTAGCGGCTTTAACTCTTCCATCGGCTTATCGTTTTGAGGGTTAGCGGGGGAAGTCAAGATTTAACCTCGTCAAAATAAACTCGTTTTCCACATACCAAGCACTGCTTAAATTCTTCTTTGTAATACCATTGGCAATCGTGGATCATTAATCTCCCCTCTCTGTTTTTATTTCTTCTGAAATATCAATGGAAAATTCTTCACAATTACAAGCTCCGCAACTCCCGTTACCTGGGAATCCATGCTGGTCCCTAAAATGTCCGCAATAACAGAGAAGATTTTCGTTCATTATTGAGGACATAAAGGATAAATCGGCTTTAACTCTTCCATCGGCTTATCGTTTTGAGGGTTAGCGGTCATTACCAAATCCAATTCAAATCACACTTATTGCAAAATATAATTCTTGAATTAAAAGCGAGTTGCTTCCAGCATCTCCGAGAGTGAAAAAATCGGCACCGCAACCTTTTAAAAACCAACGAAACAGGAGTTCCAAATGTAGCTTCTGACAAAAGCAGCGTCGGTTTAATATGATAATATGGGTAACTCATCTATTCCCCTCCCCTCTTTTCTTGGTGTCCTGGGGTTGTTTTCGGTCGCCATTTAAAATCAATCGGAGCATGGATTTCCGTACCGTAAAGCATCATCACATTCTTTGGATATTCCTGGGTATCGGTATATCTAACCCAAAGCCCAACTTCCTTTTGAAGTATTCTTGCCGTATGTTCAGATAATTCTATGGCGACTGGAATCTCACAATTTTGTTCCAGTAAATGTTTCTGAAATAATCTTAAGGCTTTACAAAATGTCATTTATTCTCCCCCACGGCCTTTTCCCATTGGGAGAGGGCTTCTTCTGCTTGATGAATCCAAGCATGATTTGGATAGTTTTCTATTTCTGAATAGCTACACTTAGAATCATCACCATTTATTTTCTGCATTTGACTTAATCCTGTTTTTAAAATTAGTAATAACTTTCGCACCTCTTTGCATTGGAGGGCTTGTTTGTGGACCTTCATGAGAATCTCCAATAAGAAAGTTTGCCTTTCTATTATACCGTCAGGACAATTCACGATGATTTCTTTAACATTGTCTTTTAAATTCATTTTCTTCCATCACAATCTACGTCTTGGTATTTCTTCCATCCAGGACATTCGCAACCTTTCACGGTGCATATTTCTTATGAGCGGCATGATCCAGTGATATTTCATTCCGGTTTCACCTCCGGTTGCGGGGTCAAGTCTTTTTCCATACGTCCCCCATTTGGTTTGTAATTAATCCGGTCGTACCAAGCTCACGATATTGGCTTCCGCCGCCACAAATATGGTTTTTCCATTTCTCAAGCTCTTTTTTCAAGGCATTTATCTCCTCAGCTTGGCGGTCGATTTCTTTCAAAATAGATAAAATTTCTTCTGTCTTCCAATTAACACGAGCCGTTATCTTTCTAACCATATCTGGACATATCCCAAATTTAAGAGCAATGTCTTTACGTTTTACGCCAGACTTGCGAAGTTTTCGTATTTCCACGACATCATTTTTATTTAGCTTTGATCGACCGTCCTGGGGTCATTCTAAATTTGCTCTTAAAGCATTATTCTCAAGCGTAAACTTCGTCTGGTTCGATGAACACCAAACCACATTTGGAATCACTTTTGATGTGTCCTGGTAATACTTCTGCTCGTATCGGTAAATCCACGGATACCATTCGCCACGATGAACTTCTTTGATCGTTACCTTTTCCTTGAATAGTTCTCCGAGCGCATCGTAAAGCTTCTTAGCCTTATCAACAGGCAAAGAAATTTCCTTCCCTTCAACCAAGATAACCAACTTATGAACTTCTGTTTTCTTTTCTTCCATTTTAGTTCTCCTTTTCATTCTTTACCAGCGGCCTTTTCCCATTGCAAAAGTGCGTCTTTAACAATGAACCCATGCGAATTTAAGATGTACTTCCCCATCAGTTCATTATCCTCAACCTTTTCAAATGCTTCGTGGCAAAACCTCAATGCTTTCACTAGATCAATTACCTCTTTGCATTGGAGGGCTTCCAAATAAGACATCGCCTCGCGCCATTCTGAATATAAATTCGGGTTGGGGCCTCGTTTAATAATCTCTCGAGCCTCTTCTAAATTCATTTTTCGTCCTTTTCTTGGAGTTCGAGGATTTCTAAAACGATTTTCCTAGCATCCTGAAATCCAAGCTTTTTCCCAGCCCAATATGAAATTGACGAACACAAATATATTAACAGTATGATCCAAAAGTATTTCATTCCAGCCCCCTTTCCGCTTCGACAATTTCTCGACTCCTTTCCATTCTTTCAGCCATTTTTCGACGCCATTCCATTTGCGTTGCTACCCATTCGTCAAGGTTTCGCATCCCTTAGGAAGTTTCATTCTTTATCCACGGCCTTTTCCCATTGAGAAAGGGCTTCTTTAGAAAGATCACTAAAACTTCTGGAAAATGGGGTTCCGATTCCATTTAATTCCATACTATGGGCATGGTTAATAATAAATCTCAGCGCCTCCACCAACCCTTTCACCTCTTTGCATTGGAGAGCTTCGAGGAAGCCTTTTTCTCGTGCGTGGCATGGGCCGCCCTGTGTGTCCTTGTCGCATCCTCCGCACAAGGCAACGCAAGCCCGGATATTTTCTCTCGCCTCCAGTAAATTCATTTCTTCGGCTCCCCGATCACGGCGTTTTCTGCTATTCGATGTTCCATGAACCTCCTGTACTCCTCGGCTTCCGACAGCTTCTCCCCCAAAACATGGCCGTCTCGGGACCGGCAGTTATTCTCGATCTCTTGGATGCGACGTTGGTGAAATCCCGGAGAAACACAGGAAGTCAGCGACAAGAGGACGAGGAGAGTGAGTTTCATTAGCTTACTGACACCGGTAAGCATGCTTGTATTTCGTCATCGCTTCGAGATTCGAGTTCACTGAGCCCTTCTTTGTTGTGGTCAACAACGCCAACAATTAAAGCCCTCGCATGGAGAGCCATCTTAACATTCGGATGAACGGGCTGCGCGTACCATACGCCAGGCAAAGAAGCGTGTTCAAAATAAAGATACTTCCGATCAATTGAACCGACTTTCATGCTCATAAGTTTGTATTCGTTCCCGCCCTTGGTGTGGTTATCGATAAAAACATCGATGGTTTCGGCATTGGTAGCCTTTAACATCCGCTCGGCACCAATTTTGCGAATAATCTCGCGTTGGACATCTACGTTTTTTTCGGTAAGAGCTAACTGCGGATCAATCTTACCAGTGTCCGTTTCAACAAGCCATTTCGGAACTCTTATATTGTTTAAACAATATATTTCGAATCCATCTTCATAACGGATCGCCGGTCCTTTTTCGCAATGAAGAATCCTGCGCCCCATATCATTCTCTTTCTTCCATGAAATCGACGGTTTCTTGCAGATAATTGCCAAACCGTCAAAAGCATAAATTAACGGTACCTCTGAGGAGAAATCGCGAAACAAATCTAATTTTTCTTTATCAAATTTAACTCCTATATTTTCTGCGAAATCGTACCATCCGGCCCAATCACCCCACCATTGCGCTACTAATAATGAACTGTAAGCTTTTTGCATAAAAGGCTTTATGTCTATTTTTGTTTTATCTTCGAGCGTTTGGTCGAGCGTTTGGTCGAGCGTTTGGTCGAGCGTTTGGTAGAGCGTTTGGTCGAGCGTTTGGTCGAGCGTTTGGTAGAGCGTTTGGCCGAGCGTTTGGTCGAGCGTTTGGTAGAGCGTTTGGTAGAGCGTTTGGCCGAGCGTTTGGCCGAGCGTTTGGTCGAGCGTTTGGTCGAGCGTTTGGCGGAGCGTTTGGCCGAGCGTTTGGTTGAGCGTTTGGTCGAGCGTTTGGTCGAGCGTTTGGTAGAGCGTTTGGTCGAGCGTTTGGTAGAGCGTTTGGTAGAGCGTTTGGTAGAGCGTTTGGCCGAGCGTTTGGTCGAGCGTTTGGTAGAGCGTTTGGTAGAGCGTTTGGTAGAGCGTTTGGCCGAGCGTTTGGTAGAGCGTTTTTTTCTCTCCACAAAGAATTTGCATTGCGACTGCACTCCAAAACGCATCAATAGGTCCACTAGCAATCAATATCGCTGGTGGTTTTTTACCAGACAATCTATAAAGATCGATAATTGCTTTTGTTGCCTTTTGAAAATTAACAGGTGAGGAAGCATACCCTATCCATTTATCAACATAAGCCAGTATTTGTGCTTCTTGTTGCTTTGTAATCGAGGTTATTTTCTTCATTTTTAGTCCAGGGTCCGGCGAGATTCTTCCGTTTCATAATCCCAAACTTGCTCAATTCTTTTCTTATAAATTCCAGGACACAAAATCTGCACCCCATGTTCTTCATGATTAATTTTCACCCCATTAGAAACACGCACATAAATTTCCCCTTTTTCTTCGAACACTTCCACGCCCTCAATATCTTCAATAATATGTGTATGGATACCTTCTCCGTGCTCCAATACATAACCGGGCTTTAAGTTTTTTACTTTCTTGGCTGTTTTTGGAATTTCGGAAACTTCTATAAAAAGAAGATCTCCGTGCTGATTCGTTATTTTGCGTAGTTTATTTTTCATTTATTCTCCTCCCTCTATTTGACTGATCAAATCGGATATTAAAAACGTTAGGATAATCAGGCCGAAGAGTTTCATTTCTTGCCCATTTTATCGTGGCCCAACCAGGTATATGTTACCCTCCCAAACATCAATAATCCCATCACGCAAAGCCTCATTTATTAATAAAACTAGCTTTTCGCGACTCTTATCAAACCACTGACCATATACTGATGCATAAAGCTTTGCTGATGATCCTGGCCGAAGCCGATATCGCTCTGGATGTTCCCTTTTTCTCTTCGCATCTTCAATCATCCACTCCCTATATTGAAGGCATCGTTTTTTCTCAGCCAAAATTTCGTCAATCCTGGCCTTTTTACCCTTCTTTCTCTTCCCTTTCTTTATGGGTCCACGCCTTAAGCCCCTGGGCTCACCAGCCCGTTCAATTTTAATTTGCTTTGGCGTCGCCCACTTATCCGAATTGCCCATCACTTGCTCCTGGATCGGTCGAATACAGCCCACCACTGGCCGTCACAATAAATACTGATAACGTCTCTCTGCCTATTTTCATAATCAAAAATATCATGCTTCACAATCCCGTCCCGAATTTGCGATTCCGGTGCGATACATCCGGGCAGAAAAAGCATAACTGCAATTACCAGGCGTCTCATTCGTTTCTCGCTATGGATGCACATGAGAAGAATAGTGCCTCTTCTAACTTTGTGATAGCCAGCGATTGTTCTCTACAGAAGGGAGTCTGCTCAGCAATTAAAATGGCCGCTTCCAAAATTTTTGATCGGACTTCGGCGTAACGACGCGTTTGTGTTTCATCTTTGGGTGGATGATATGCGAATCTATTCCGAAGATCTTCGAGATGGTCTTGTGGCATTAGCATAAATATCTCCTAGCGGGATTTTCAAAACGTCCAATTAACTAGCTTTTAATGTCCACGGAGCCCGCCCAACATAAAACAACTCGTCCCAATTGGCGCTATAAAAAACGGGAGACGGCCACTGTCCCTTTCCCTGTGGGACAAGGAAGTAGCCGTCTACCCCGTTTTCCGTCTGTCCACTGACGATCATCAAGCAACCTGCGAATCGACCACCTGTTCGCATTGACTGTAAATCGGGATGAAGCTGCACAATATCCCCTTCTCTCAATTCTCGTTCGTCTGGTTTCATGGAAATCTCACTCTTAAGCATAACATAAGAAATACTTATTCATCACAAATATGTCAAGAACTTTTTTCATTTTCCTCTACCTCGATCCATTCAAACATAGGGATCGGGTCAGGAGCGTCGCCGAAAGGAAAATATTTGGACAAATAGGCTTTCTTGCACGTTCCAATATGCGGCCAAATAAAGGTTCTCCACCGATCATCCACATCTAGCCCCGAAAGCTGACCGCATCCCAGGCATTTGATAAGCGTCGGCTTAAAATGCCCGATTCGCTTCCCTGATGGCATCTTTTTTTTCTTGGGCTCAATTTCAGGCTCATTGGGCCTCTTTAGTGCCCACGGGCTCTCTTTTCCGCCAAAACGCTTATCCTCGGCCTTCTGTTGCCGTTTCTGGGCAGTCACAGAATCTCCAGCTCAGGGCCACCACCAGGATTTGCCGGATTTTTGTCAATTTCACCCCATTTTGACCCTTCTTTGGGCGGAATTGCATCGCCTGTCGCCAAAAACGATATGGCCGCAGCGATATTCGGAAAGGACCTCATATCACGTCCCTCCTGATGCACTTCTACCCGGTCGCCTCGCGGCACGACCTTGGTACGGGTCGGATATTCCATATAAACGTGGTCTGGCTTTACCATATGTGGCTCAATATGGGCAAAGGCAGGGAATCGGCATATTTTATACCCGTGATCGAAAATAATCGAGAACATTTTGGCGAACCAGGGTGCTGAATGAACTGACTTAGCACAAGGTGGACAACAATACGCTTGGCGGTGCTTCGGTTTTCCGTCCGATCCCTGAACGAAAAACTGAACCGGCATTAGTTTTGTCCATTCCTCATTACAGATCGGACATTTAACATAATTAATTTTCTTGTGGATGGCCTCCAATGCCCCTACCATTCCCCCAATCACTTCTTTAGCGTCCATTGTAAACCCCCTCTAAAACCTTCACCAAATTACTCGGATTCATAATCCAATCGAAATCGGCTCTCCACGGCCCTCCGACCCCCCTACTCGGCCCTTCGCCCCGAAGAAATCGGGATGAATTGATTTGATTAAAGGTGTCGATCCAAAACTGCTTATCCGGGTGCGCTGCCAGCCGTGCCCTTATGTGCCTTCGCCTGGTCTCAGTCATAATCTTTACGCGGGGGAAGTTAGGATGTGCCAACCGATTCCATAAATCCACCAGCATTTCAGGCGACGGTTCCCTTTCTTCTTTAGAAGCGTCTTTGTCATTGCCGTTAACGAGCGAAGTCGGGACCGATTGGTTAACGTCAGTTAACAAAGCAGTTATATTGGGATCAGGAGTCGGGAAAGAGGAATCAGGAATCAGCCCGGCTTGGGCGGGAATTTCCGAGACAAGACCCGGAATTTCCCGGTCTGGTCCCGGAAATTCCCGTACCGGACCCGGAATTTGCGATTCCGGCTCTTTTTTGTGCGGGTTTTGATGCTTCTTAAAATTCCTGACTACTATATACTTTAATCCATTCCTATCGTAGCGGAATATAAAACCTTTTGACTGGAGCATATTAAGAAAGGATTCAATATCACAGTCATCAGCAGGTAAAACTTCGATCTTTATTTGTTTAGGCCGATCTTCAAGACGACCTTCCCGATCAGCCATACACCATAAGCCAGAAAACAGGATTCGGGCTAATGGCGGCAAGTCAAGAAGATCAGAATTTTTGAAAAACCCAGGCTTTATGTTCCTAGCTCTCATCGGTTATTTTCTTAAGGCTATGGCCCTTTTCTTGGGCATGGGCCAGGGCCTTTTCGCCTGACAGGACCATAAAACATTCCAGACACTGATATTCCTGCTCTGGCTTCTGAGATTGGCTATTTTCTAAGCACATTAATGCTAGGGCTAAGTTATGACCCGCGAACGACTCTGGGTCCGTGCTTCTTTTTCTTACCTTCGGCCCCCCTGATCTTGCCGGCGTTTATCGACGCATAGAAAATCTGCTTTGCTTTTTTATCGCCGTATTGCTCACGCATTGCGTTTAAAATCTTTTGCCCCTTTTTTGTTAATGGCATTAGAATGGCACCTCGTCATCAGTTAGTTTTCGATAAGGGACCCCATCCTTCACAGGCATAACCATTGTTATTTCATTAATTGGTTTCCCTGCATTTTTACCCTTCTCTTGGATTTTAACCTCAATTCGAGCTAAGAATCTTTTCCCAATCCAATCCGCTGTATTGACCAAAAATTTCCCTTCGTAGGGTTCCCCAATCGTTTTTAAGAAATGAATTGCCATTCCCGCCCCACGATTATCTTTTGGCAGGAACGTTACATTGTGCCAAACGATTCGGCCCTTATGAAAACCCTCGTCAATTAAGCATTTTACTCGCTCCATTGGATCGTTTTTTGTCGTCCATTTCGCCTCCGAATCCTTTATAACCAAATGATAATCACCAGCCGGAACCGGCGAAAAGTCCTTAGGCTCTGATGGCTGTATTCCCGTTGCGTCATATTCGTATGGCATTTGTAACCTCCTATTTATTTACTAAAACTTCCAACTGCTTATACTGGGAACATACATTTCTTACATCACACCACTCGGCACAACGCACATTAATTCCATTTCGCAACCACCTCTCCTCGTCATTACAGGATGGCAGCTCAACATCAGAATTTTTTCGTGCCGCCTGATGCAAACAAACTCGCTCTTCTAAAAATTGCTCCACTTCCCAAACTTCCCATGCTGGGAGCTCGATTACCGAGACTGGACGCACACCGTCCTTAAGTGATCTTTTAGTAAAATCTCGAACCACCCCGATATCGGCTATCCGTTTCGCCAGTATTCCCGTATTTTTATAAAACAAGTAGCGCAAAAGATTCAATTGTTGCTCCCATTCCTTCTTCCCTTCGGAAAGGGCCATTTTCACGGCATAGGCCCCCACAAACTTATAATCATAGAGAAAGTTTTCTTTCTTATCATAAAGATCGAATTGCCCCGATACTTTCCAGTCCCGAATAATTGTATAAACACGGTTTTCCGTCAGATAGCGTTCTTGCATCGCCGGATTATTCTTGACGGCCCTTTCCAATAAAACGTGCATGAGCTGACCATAGGTAGCCCAAAGACGGTCCATAGCGTCAACTTCGAGCGTGTCTTTATGGCGACGCGATAACTCAACTATTTGAGGAGGATTTATCAATTGTGTTACAGTAATATCACTATCGCCGGCGTCATAAGGATCATTTTTGATTGCCTCATAAATTGGTTCGGGTAATTCAAATTTATTAGTTAACATCGGATTGCACCTGAGGCTCTTTTCTCATTTTTTCGTGACTCCTCAAAAGAGCATCAACCGAAGAAATATCCCCACCCAAAACCCAGTCAAGTGTTGCCCAAATACAAGTGAAAATAGCAAGCCCAGCCACATCTTGCGGCTCAAAGGATTTCAAGCGTTGTTGCTCGGCCTCAATTTCCTCTTTTAAACGCATTTTTAATTCACTCATATCTCCTCCGTACTAGGTTTCGCGATTTTTGGTCTGATTTTACCAACCCACTCCTGGTCCATTTTCCTTAAAATAGCCGCTATCCACGATGGCTTTTCTATCGCCAAACGGTTAAGGTCTTCAATTTGGACAAAGGTAGTTTCTCCAGTATTTTCATCTTTATGCTCAGTCAAAAGAATCAATTCTGCGTTCATTTTATCAACCTCTGCCCCACAATGGGCTGCCAGCCGATCCATAATCTCTTTCACCTGATTTTCAATTGGGCGCTGCCCACCGCTGCCGTTATTTTCTTTTATTTTCCCGTCAAGTTCATCATCAGGGCTAATCTCAACTGTCGCCCCGATTTCCTCCGGCGTATAAAGGCCATAAATAACATCGGGAAAAACGATCCGCATAGCAGCACTAATCGCTCTCCATGCCAACATCGTTTTTGCTTGTTTCCGATAATTATCTTTGGTCAAAAGATCAAGTTTTTTCGCGTCTTCCAATGTGAACGTTTCGACATGAGGTGTTTTTCGGCCCCTTCGTAGAATCGTAAAAACAGCCTTATCATCATTCTTTTCAATTTTCATATCCTCAATAAGTCCACGGCTGTTTGCCAAGGCAATCATCATGGCAGGGCTCACTGTGGGCGTTCCACTAATAAGATGGATCGTCCGCATGGCAGCGATAGGCGGCAGCCCAATTTCTCGACCAATTCCTACAATGACCTCGGCCTGGTCCACGTCCTTTATATGTGCAGGTAGCAAACGCGAATTGATATAAGATTTAAGAATGGCGCGGGCTTCTTCGCGTCCTCTTGCCGGCACCGCAAGCGCTTTTTCCAACGGCATTGATTCCATTATATTGCCTCCTTCTTGTCGTCCACTGGATAAACTGTTATTTCCGTCCTCGGATCATCGTATTTCGAGATAGCAATTTTTTTACACCAAAGACTCTCTACTTGCCGGTCATTTTTCCAAAACACTCCGCTTATGGCATCCAAAACCAGTTTTGTTAAATTGTCGATATCGGCAGCGGGGTTGGCTCCGTAAAAGTGAAGTATTACACCGGCTGGCCCCGCAAAAGGACACCAGTCTTCTTTGAACTCCAGTGCTCGAAGTCTAATAATTTCCTTTGCTGCCTTGCTCCGCTTCCTATCAAAAGTACCGTGTCTCGTAACAAATGGTCGCTCTTGCGGAATAGGTTTCCCGTGGACCCAGAAATCAATCTTTTTTGGCATGAGCACCCCGAAATCTTATTCCTTGCTCCGCTTCGCGCCATTTGCTGATCGCCATTTCTATACGCCGATTAATTGGGCGAACCCCGCTTTCCAATTGCGATATCTGAATTTGCGGATTCGCGAATCCAAGCTCCATACCAAATTCAGCTTGAGTTAATCCTAGCTCAGTTCGAAATTTTCTTATATCCCTACCCGTAATTGCCACAAAAGACCTCCTATAATAAAACGGCTCCGCAAAATAATTTCTATTAAAAATCCTAAACCCTTGCCTGCGATTTCAAAAACTTAATAGTGTTTTTGGCTTTCCTGGCTTTTACTATTGCCCTCTTCCTGATGGCCGGATTATTGAAATTCCAACTCTTTATGATTTTCACCTTGGGGGCTGGCACAACAATCACCCTTCCTCTTTTTGACAAGTAAAGACCCGCTATCCGATCCCGCTTTAACAATAGCTCCGCTTTTTTTATTACTTTCCTCTCCAACCTTACTCGATCTGTTCCGATCTTGAAAACTGACGGAAAAGCTTTAATTAAAATTGCGTCCTGGATATCCGGTGCTATCCCGCTTTTATTTATAATGTTCCGTAACCTATGAATTGATATACCGCGTTTCATTATTCCCCCTTGTAGATCTGCGCTTTACCCATTAAATCTTTTAAAAATTTAATCTGGACACAAAGATCGTAACTTTCTGTTTCAATCTTTTCGATATATGATGCGACCCCGGCCCACACAAAGAAATTGATAATGGCACATAAAATACCCTGCTCATCATGCGAGCCGATTTTAAAGAACAGATAAGCAAAAAAAGAGAGGGTTATAAAATAAGAAAAAACAGCTAGATTTTTAAAAGAAAGAATTTTCAGAATTAGCCTCATATGTTTATTGTATATATATGTTTTATATGGCTCGTGTCAAGAAATATTTTTAATTATTTCGATCCATAAATTATTTCATTTAGCTCCGCTATAAGTCGAAAAATTCTCTCACGTTGTTCCTCGATTTTCTTAACTCCGCTATGAACACCCAGTAAATTTAAAAGGCTTAATCGGTCACGAAGATGTGGTTCTGCATCCCGCAGAGCGTCACGTGTTCGAATCAGAAGCGGAAGTGCCGCAGATAATTGGCTTCTTAATTCTTTCATACATCGACCAACTTACTTTGATTTCCTTCTTTTAACATAAATTTAGCCTTCGTCAGATACCGCCTTACGGTATGACCGCCCGATGATTTGGGCGGTTTCGGCCTTTGGAGGGACCGTTAAATAACAGCGGCCCTCATTTCTGCGTTAATATCCATGATGCAGAAATCAAGGGCGCGGTACGGCTCTTTTTCGCTCGCCGTATAAACGTGTTCTCGGCCACGAGGGAACCGCCCATGGTCCGGCGTAAAAACGCGCCAGCCTTGGAAATAGCCCTTGTAATAGACCGGAACTATCCTTGTACCATTCTGAGTCACTATTTTGTGCGTCATATTTATCCCCCCATCAGAGTGAATTTTTGACCTTTTTTAGTCGTCCCAAATATAACGCCGGGAGCGTTACCCTCATCGTCGCACGATGCATATATTTTTTGTCCACCGTCCAAAACAATAACGGTCGCTGCTTCGTCCCATCCCTCGGACTCCTGCTCAATTTCATTCATCAGTCGAATTTCGATAATTTTTTTACCAATTAAGTTACCCTTGCTCATATACGGTCCCTCCCGTTACGCTTCAATTTTTTTGCCTACTCGAAACCCGGCAAACCATTCCCCAATTCCTTTAAATGTTTCGTGCTTCACTGCTTCATCACGTTCACGCCTTACCTTTTCGTCATGAACTTCGACAAGCCGTGCCCCGTCTTTATAGGGCTCTCCTTTTTCGTCTCGGTATTCTTCCACGAACCGGCGAACCATAAGGCCGCCCCCTTCACGGCACACCACATAAAACCCGTTGTCGCCAGGGTCGGTGCGAACTTTGTCGAGCCGCTCTTTTAGGTCGCCTTCCCCCGAGACATTCGCCACGCCTAGGCTAGTCGTGCCGATTTTGTCTTGGTCAAAGAACTCTCCCACCAATTGAATAAACCGCGCCGCTTCATAACATTGGTCGGCCCGATGCTCTCTCACCTCCATTTCGGCCAGGAAAGCGTATATTGATTCTGGCCCGCCGTTCCAATGCAGGTAGATAGCCGGACTCAATTCTTTCCAATCTTTATCTGAAAACACAACATTTGCCCTATTTCCCATAATTCAATCCTCCTTTTTTCATCAGTGAGCGTTTACGCTCATACGGTGCCGCCTGTCACGGACAATGCGGCCACCGTTTCGACCTTGTTACGGTCGGAGGACCGAGGCTGTTACCTTTCTCGCTTCCGCTAGGGCTCTTCTCGATACATCGGAAAAAGGCTCTAGCGTGTCGAGTGTATAGCCTTGCGCCTCTATTTCTACCACGAAGGCGTCAAAAGATAATTTTCGAAGATCTTTTGCGTATGCACTTCCGCCCTCATGCTCAAACCCCCACACCTCACAACACGGCGCGAAGGTGTGAACGTCGGATATGATAATGCCAGGGAAAGCGCCCGTAAATACGAAGTCGCCTTTCTGGAATCCTCTTGATTTACCGGTTATCATTATTTTGTCCCTCCTCTTTTGGTTTTGATGGATGCAAGCCTTTTGCATCTACTATGCTGCGTTGTCGGTGTATCCAATACGGCCCTCCGTGAATCGGTGAAACCCCGATATAACGCGCTTCTTCTTTTGGTATGAGCTTCCCAGTCACACAGTCAATCACGTAGGCCTTGCCGCTGCCGACGGTTAAGACGCCATCTTTTGACCAGGGCATGGCATTAGCTCCGGTGAAGATTATGTGCTTCGATTATTTCTTTTAGATCAAGCAGCATTTCAATTGTTACTTTGTTTTCCATTTTCTGGTTCCCTCCATGTTTACCAATTCTCCGACGGTGAACTGTCAGATACATAGGATTATGATATATATGCAAATCATATGCAAGGGAAAAATCATCAAAAAGAAAAATAAATTTAGTGTAGATTTTTCTTGACATGGTGAACCATACTTTATAATAGGATGCTATGTTACAGATTTATCCCGTCGCGAACTATGCGGAAGTATCCGCGCCCTGCAAGAGCAAATCCCAGGCCGGCGGGATTTTTTAAAATATTAAGTGTGGGGGGTATTATGAAAAGCCGTACAAAGTCAAAACGGATTCTGACGACGCTTGACAGGGTGATGGAAGATCTCGCGGTGTGTGATTGTCTAGAAAATTATGGTTTCTCCGATAAGGTAATTAATAGGATCGAACATTCGCTTAAATTATATAGCAAGTTAGTCAGTGCCATTAAAGAGGCACACCAACCGGAAATCGACGCAAACCACCACGGCGACGCGCCGCCCTGCTCTTATTGTGATTTGATTCGCGAGGCGAAAGTTCTATGACGCACCCCATAAGCTATCGAACCGAAATGACAAAGGATGGTCAGTATCGGCTGATTATTCGTTACTCAACTGGGCACGAGGCCCCATTCGGTATATGGCCTAGTGAGGATGTGGCCTTATCAAAATTGCGTCATGTGTTCCCTTGGTGTCAATGTTGTGATAAACCGTCGCTTCTTTGTGATTGTCTCGGCCCCGTTTTAATGGAAGAGCAACCATGAGCCAGCGCGATTTATGGTGTATTTTGTTTTTCTTTCAGCTTGGTATCTTGGCCTTCTGTTCGCTCCGGCTTATTCAGGCCCGGCATGAGGCACAGCGCCTACGCAACGAACTTGCCGCGACTGTTGAAGAGTGCGGCGAGGCTTGGCTAGCCCAACCCTTGACGGATATTCAACGCGCCTTGACAGGGCGCTAGGAAGGGGCAGCGGAACCGGGGAAGGCAAGAGACAAAAACGCTTTTAAATGTAAATATGGTGACTTTGGTAAATAGGATGTGGCAGGGCGGGGAATAATCCGCGTCATTTTTGCCCCTAATTTATTGAGTTATCCACAGACTTATCCACAGGCATTTCTTATTGAAATTTAATTTCAATAAGGACTTTTAGGTTTGAAAGACGCTGATAATCAGCGAATTACAGGTGCCACTAGGTTACACTAAAATCTAAAGTTCACTTGAACTTAAGAATTCTTTTCCCAAAAACCAGTCGAACTGAAGAAATTAAACGAATCGTTCCATGCCCCTTCGCCTGACTCTCGCTCTCTACGCTTACGGTGTTTGACTTTGAACACTTTACAAAAGCCCGGGAAATTCCGGGTCTTGTCCCGGAAATTCCGGGTCTAGACCGGGAAATTCCCGGACTTGACCGGGAAATTCCGGGAAAAGTAGGTTCTTCTCCCCCCACACCCCCCTTATCTCCTACCAGTCACAGTTATAGCTTCGCTACCGGGGAGAGGGGAACCCCTCCACCCCTTATCCCCTATAGTCCCCTTTTCCCCTCCTCCCCCGAAAAGGAATCTCTTAAAAAGTCTGGCGGGTATTCATGACCATTCTTGTCATGAATTAGCTCGCGTTTGCAAATTTTGGAAAATCGAGTTAGGGTTGATTTATGCGCCACCTTTTCCCGCTTGTTCTGCTACGTTTCGTTATTCGGCTCCCGTATTCTACCCAGGGCTCCTCTGTTGCTATTTGTCCTGCCGGCAGTCACGCCACGGATAAAATACCAACCCAAGAAATCTCGTGTGGCCCCTGAAAATAGTTTCCGCCGACGAGCTCAAGCGTTTGAAAAAAAGTGTTGACAAAGAATCGCCTCACCATTTAAGATTGTTTTTGCCGGGATACAAAAAGCAGGGGGACCAGTGGACTTCGAACCGCCCAAAAGATACGTCGTCTCGACGGAAGACGCAAACGATCTCCGACGACGATTCTCGCACCACGAACCAAAAACACCGGACCAGTCCGACCGCTACACCATGCTCCGAACCCTCTTCCGTGATCTCGCCTTCGCACTCCTGGAACTTACCCCTCACTCCCGCGAACAAGCCCTGATGCTGACGAAGCTGGAAGAGGCCGCCTTCTGGGGCGCAGCCTCCATTGCGAGGAACGAATGAAATACGAAACTGTCCCACTCGACTCCTGTACCTGGCTCGAAATCTACAAAGACGTGATCCTGGCTAAAGTCTCGCTCCCGCCCGGAACCCTTATCCGGGGCGCTACCGTTAACACGACGGTTCGAATCCCTATCAAAGTCCTGAAAGAAAAATTAAAAACCGCCGCATGAAACTCTCAACCCGCATCGTCGCATCCACCCTTATTCCACTCTTCTTCCTGGCCTTTTGTATCGTCGTCGGAGAAACAGTTGTCTGGGCTGCGGCCCGATTAGCCGATCTCTTGGGAGGAAGATTAACTTTCTTACTTACCTTTTGGTGCGGCGGATTCATGACGATATTTTTCGTTACCGGGCTCGATTGATGCGACGGAAAAGGAAAAAAGAAGAAGAACGTTACGTGACCCCAGGTGTCGCCCGTGTCGGATTGAAAAAATCAAAATCAAAAAATAGCTTCGGCGGCGGCAGTCGGGTGCGCTTAGTTGAACAGGCCGAGAGCGGAGATGATCCGGCTGGAGAAGATCCCAAGGGGGCCGGAGCAGGCGAGGGAACATTGTAAATGGAACAGAAGATTCGATCTATCGCCGTAGACAAAATTTATCAGTGGTGGTTTATTTGTAGCTTTTGTTTTTACGCAATGACCCGTCGTGAATATTGTGAACGAGACAAAGAAATGTATGATCGGCGCACGGAAGATGGATTCCCAAGTTATTACCGCTGCGATTGCGCCGGGCAGAAAACGATGTATAAAAAATTCCAGGAAAAACGGATCAAATCCTATACCCTGGGAGAATATATCCGAAGCAGGGGATTTTAATGATTGTGTCAATAGGAAAAATCTGAATGGGAATTGAAGATGGTGTCCCGAAGAAAAAAAATTCCGGGATGTCGTTTTGGTCGGCGGTGGCCGCGATACTTGTAATCGCGGCTCTTCTTTTGTCAGGATGCGTCGTTATGACGAAGAGTCGCTACACTTCTGCACTTGAATTGTCGGAACAAATCGGAGTCATGAAAGGATTCCAAAAATGTATCACTATTATCGAGGAAGAAAATAATACCCGACGATAAATACAAAAGAAAATTGGACCCGACCGATATCCCACCGGAATTTAAGGGCCTGGAAATGCGGGACAAAATTAATAAGTCGGTTCAACTTCTTTATGATTATTGGGACAAACTTCAAAAACAAAAATTACGGAGGCGCAGTGGATTTTATTCCAGGGTTTCAAGTCGGGTCTTTCGTCCGGCTGAATAAAACGGGTCGAAAAATTCGGGTTGATGAAATGAAGCGGTGGGAAGGTATTGTAGAGGGAGAACGATTTTTCCGTCGCTACGATTCTAAAACAATGGATGTCCCCGCTTATCGACAATGGGTTCGCGTTAACTGGGGCGCTCGGTATCCAGAGAAAAAAGAATTGGTCTGGTGGGAACGACCGGAAGATTTGGTAGGAGTTTGATTTGAGGGGTATGCTTATCTTATGGAAGAAGAACAAAAACCCATAAGCGTTCCGGTAGAAATGAACGCCAAGGAAATTGAGCTGGTTGAAAAGTCCAGGGCGATAATTCAATCGGATAAAAGCCTGAATGAGCTGGAACGGATTCTTCAAGCAGAATTCCCGCCGGAACGGATACGAAAACTTATCGTGGATCTTTGTGAGGCGGAAGATGTACGAATGTCGAAAATGGGTGCCTATGCAACCCCGAATTGGGATGCCCGCAAAAACGGTATTGACCGGGTTTTGAATTTGCTTCGCTATACGAAAAAAGAGGGTCGCGTTATTGACGGTCCGCCAACGAAAATTGTGTTCCAAATTTTGAATAATACGTCCGCTCCCCATCCACCGATACCACAACCTCCTAATCCCACCCCATGAAACGGAAACAGCGCAAAGTCAAAGATGTGGGTCGGTGGCTGGTGGAGCATCCTTGCGAAATTGATCCGTGCTATCAGGTTTCCCCCCTACGGGACTCTAAACACCATGTTACCAATAGGGGTGGAGATTGCTGGTGCGAACCGGATATCGAGCTCCGATTTGGGAGTCGCCTGGTTTTGCATAACGCTAAGGATGGGCGGCAATGAGCAGTCAAATTTGTTTCGATAAGATCCCGGTTCCCTTTTATGTCTGGGGAACGTGTTCAAAATGCCGCTGCAGTCAGCTTCTGTTTTTCCCGGAAGGGCGCGGCATCACGCCGATTCGCGATTGGCCGCTGGTTTGTATGGATTGCCACGAAGTCGGTGTTCTGTATTCGTTTTATCCTGTCACCACAAATTGATATGTGCGAATATCGGCACCGGTACCCGGAATTTTGCATGGATTGTGATAGGCCTTTAAAATCCGATACGTGTCATTCTTGTGGATCTTATTATGGCGGTAGGGAACCTAAAAAAGTTAAGAAGAAAAATCTGGTCCTTCCTTCTGTTCGGGAAGCACTTCCTAATCAGTTGGCTAAAAATGTCAGAAAGAAATGATTTCTCAGAAGGGAAAAAAGAAGCCTGCGAACATTGCGGCGCACCAACAGTTCGTTTTATGGCGTTCGATGGAACCCATTATTGTGTTGCGGTTTCGAATAAAGCCATCTTCGATTACCTGGGCAATAAAAACGATATTGACGATTTTATCCTGGACCGGCTTATGCGGGCGGAACGGATTATCGTAGATCTTCGTAAACAAATAAAAGATATGGATAGGAAGCGTGGGAAAGGCTGCGGTTGAAAAAGTAGGGGACGAGATTCGCGTTACGATTTCGCCCCGCCAAGGTGATTTCATTGCTTCCGATGTAGACGATCTTTTTTACGGCGGGGCTGCCGGCGGAGGGAAGAGCTACGCGATACTCTTGTTTTGCGCCTCCCGTCGCATGAATTATCCGTTGTCGCAGGGGCTGGCTCTTCGGCGTACCTTCCGTGAACTGGAAAACTCCCTCATTATCGAGTCACATAAAATATTTCCTATTTTCGGCGCGACCTACAACGAGCAGAAAAAGCGCTGGACATTTCCGAATGGTTCGATTCAACAATTCGGATATTGTGATTCAGATGGTGATGTGTACCAGTTTCAAAGCGCCAATTACGATGACATTTGTTTCGATGAACTAACCCACTTCAATTATTTTCAGTTTTCTTATATTACCTCGCGATGTAGAACTACGATTCAAGGATGCAGACCACTTATTCGCTCCGGTTCGAATCCTGGCAATGTTGGGCATGACTGGGTTTTGAAACGCTATATCAATCCCGCTAAAACCAGCAAGATTTGGACGGATGAGGCGACAAAAAAAACATTGTCTTTTATCCCGGCCCGGATTGTCGATAACCCCTATTTAATGGAAGCCGATCCCGGTTATTACAACCGCTTAAAGGAATTGCCAGAAAAAAAATTCATGGCTTTGGCCGAAGGACGATGGGACGTATTTGAGGGAACCTATTTTTCGGAATTTAATCCGCGTCTCCACATCCTTCCGTACCGGCGGATTCCAGATACATATAGCTTAAAATTTCTTTCCCTGGACTGGGGGTTTGCTGACCCAGCGTGTGTCCTGTGGTATGAAGTTATGCCGTCGGGCCGAGTTTTCATTTATCGCGAACTTTATATTAACCGTCTCCATCCGAAGGAGTTGGCCCAGGCCATTCTTCAAGAGTGCCTTGAGGGAGAGCGGTACGAGTATATGGCGGCCTCGCCTGAAATTTGGGGAAAGTCGGCGGATTTGAGGGAGGGTGGCGAGACTATTTATCAATTGATTCAAGCGGGGCTCGGTCAGCGTATCAATATGCAGAAGGCTATGAACGCCCGTGTTCCCGGTTGGCTTAAATGCCGCGAATGGATGGGCATGGCTCCAGATAATCGGCCTTGGATACAAATTTCTCCGAATTGCGAGAATTTGATTCGCACGATTCCAACTGCCATCCACGATGAAAAGGACCCAGAGGATATTGATTCCCTATGCGAAGATCATGCTATTGAGTCTATGCGATACGGTATCGTAAGCCTTATGAATGTTCCACGTGGAACGTTAGCACATCCCGCCATGAGTGGATACGAACGACTTTTCGGAAAAAGCCCAGAAACAGGGGAGGTGGTTCGCCACCTTCCATTAACGGGACGAGGAGGGTATTAATGAATGGAAACGCCATTATCAGTTGCGATCATGAGTTTTTTGGAAAAACTTGCTGTTATTGCGGTCTTAAAATTAAGGAGATAAAAAATGGTCGCTAGAGCCAACCAAGTAAAAGTCGTTCCGGTAGAAATGAAGATGGACGAATATCCATCACGCCTACACGTAAACCTAAAAAAAGATAAGATCCCGCACATGATGAAGGTGGGAGAAAAAATGAAATTGATGGTAGAGGCAAAGGTAACGCGTATGGTCCACGACAAGCACGAAGAATGCTTGGATTGCGATATTACGTCTATTAAATCCATGAAAGAGGAGGGTCACGATGCCTAAAAAAAAGAAAAAGAAAAAACAGTCAATGGGATACTGAGATGAACTTTAGGGATGGTGAACTTCGCCTGACCGGAAGGCATTTTTTGGTGAATATTGCTCAACCAGAAAATCTGCCTTCCGGTCTGCTTAATGTTAATCGTGATCCGCGTCGCCAAAAGAGAAAACCGGATGCCTATGTGGGTGTTGTGGAAGAAGCGGCCCCAGGATGTCTTTTTGTGAAATCTGGGGACCGAATTGTTTTCAGGCGATGGGAATACGAGCAGATGGATGTCGATGATGAAAGGCTGATTGCGGATGAAGAGGATTTAATCGTTTTAAACGGTGAAGAGCCGGCCCCCGGGATCATTATTATGCAGTTAATTGAAGAACCCATGAAGACGAGCCTTGTGTTACCTGATACTCTTCGCCCTGCCAAAAGACCTATGTTTAAGGGAGAAGTTATCTGCCATTCTTTGTATCGGATGGGACCGGAGCTGAAAAATATTATTAAAAATGGGATCGTTCTTTATTTCCAAAGGTCTGATTCTGACCAATGGCATTATGGAAATGGGCGCATTGCAGTTAAGATGAGTGGCTATTTCGAGGTGACGGCTTACGAAGAGAAAGAGCCGGTATTTGAAGTCGTTTGACAAAATTGAATAAACGGAGAACACTATAATGACAGACCATGAGAACAGTACGGTGGCGGAATCTGATAAGAAAGACGAGGCAGCAGAATCCGCTGCGGCGCAAGAACAGGTGGGCTCTGGTGAACTCCCCGCGCCTGAGGTTGGATTTGACCAATCAGGAGACTATTTCATCGTCAAAGTCCACATCAAGTACGGCTTCATCTTCATCCTTGGATGGCTTGAAAAAGCGTCCGATTTCCTAAAGGTTCATGTGGCGAAGCAGATGGCGGAAATGCAAAAGCGCTCCATTATTAAACCACCGTCCAAAGGGTTAGGTCGGTTTAATCTATTTAAAGGAAGATAATTGAAAGTTCAGTTTAAACAAAAAGAGTCTGCGACAGGCGAGGTCTCTTTCGAGACTCAGCACGGCTTTTTGCCTAATCCTCCCGTTGAAATCATGGAGTCTGATGAGCAGGTAGAGGAAGTCGGCAAGCGTTTTAAACGTCGCGTTATTAGTTTGGATGACGATACGCGAGAAAGTCTTGCTAAAGAGCTAGAAGTTATTGTTGAAGATTGGATGGATAGCAGGTCTGGTCTTGAACAAAAATTGAGGTCGTGGAACGATTTGCTTGAGGGCTCAACGCCAGAAACAGATTTTCCGTGGACGGGTGCCTGCTCTATTCATTTGCCCTATCCCAAAATTAAAGCTCGTGAAATCGCGGCTACTATCAATCGCTCCACGATGCGACCCATTCCCTTCTATACCACTAGATATGCAGGTCCGCCCGCCCTTTACGATCAAAGCAAGACATTTGTTAATGAGATTGAGAACTTTTTAGAAGATAAAATTAAAAACGATACCAATATTCATGCCACGCTTAAAGATTCCATTATTCCTATTTACCGCGACGGGACTTGTCCTATACAAATTATTTGGGAAACAGTTTATGAGACAGTTAATGACTGGAAAATGTACGATGACCCGCAAGAGTTTACCAAGGATTATCCTGATGCCGATGCCGCCGGCCTTCCGGCTACCGAATACAACCGTATTCTAAGTCTCTTGGGTCGTGGCGGAAAATACGAAGCCGAGTACGAATATACGGTGGCGACCTATGATGGTCCCAAGGCATATATGGTTCCGCTGATTGATTTTGTTCATTGGCCTGTGTTTGTTTCTTCTATTAAGGATACGGCTTGCCACGGAAAGCGTGTGTGGTATACCGACTATCAGCTTCGGGATAAGGTTCGATGCAAACTCTTCAACAAAGAAGACGTGGAAGATATTGTTAATGCCTACGGAGAAGACCGAGACGAAAGCTGGACTATCTCGCGTGACAATATTGAAGGGATCAATCGCAACGCGGGCCGGAGTCGAGCCAAGGAATATGAAATTTTCGAACTTGTTTATACCACCTCTCTAACCAAAGAGGATAAGGCAAATGACGTGGCCCGCAAATACCTTATTTATTATCACTACCTCTCCAAGAAGATTCTTCGTGTGGAATGTTACCCTATTCGGAAAGGCAAGCCTTCTTATTTTGCTCTTCGATTTCTTAAAAGGGATAATCGCTTCCTCGGTATTAGCCTCCTAGACGATATTGCCGATCTTTCGGTCGAAGCGGATACGTTGATTCGGCAGATGACGAATTCGCGGACGATTACTCACGTGCCGTCTTTTAAAGCCAAAAATTCAGCGAAGAGTGTTTTCGATCCGGCTCGTAAGGAATTCAGGTTTCGGCCTGGAGTTACGTTTTATATGAACGACGTAACGGATGTGATGCAGTTTGATATAAGGCCAGTGGATCTTTCTGGCTCGACGGACCAGCTTATGCTTATGTTCCAATTGATTGATATGGCAACGGGATCTTCCTCCGGTCTGTCGGGCCAGGCTAACCCACTTGACCCTCGTGCCCCTGCGCGCAAGCAACAGGAAATGCTGCGCCAATCTTCCAACCGAATTGATGATTACGTTGGGAATCTTATGCCGGAATTTGAAGAAATCGGTCAATATGTTATCGACCTTTATTATCAATTTGCTCCCAACCGGATCGTTTACTATACAACCGAAGAGAATGGGGAGATGGTAAAGCGCGAGCTGGATCGAACGAAACTTTTTAATCCCAATGTGAAGCTTAAGATTAATGGTACGAGTGTCTTTATTAGCCCTGAACTGGAATATCAGCGGGCACAGGAAATCTATGCGCTTCTCGGCCAGAGCCCTGTGACGGCGACTAATTCGCGTATTATGCGAAATGCTTTGGAACGCGTTCTTATGGCCGGTCGGATTGATGATGAGAAGGACTTTCTTCCGAACCGGTCTGAATTGCCAGAAGCGTTTGTCCCAGAGCCAGAGCGGGAACGTGAAGCCAAGGCTGCTCTCAATAAAGAGAAGTTAGCAATGCGGATGGCGGATGCGGCTGCCAAACGAGAACATGAGCTACAATTGGAAGCAATGCGGGCGAACTTGGAAGCCCGCAATACAGTTATTGAGGCGGCGGTGGGTGCTGCGACGAGCGAACCCGCTGCGGCGGCCCCCGTCCCAGGTAGTGCCTCTCCCGCCGCGCCTCTTTTACCAGTAGGAGTAAACGGTGGCGCATAAGTACGTTACCCCGGAACTCATAAAAAATCTGGAGCAGGAGATTGCTGCCTGCCAGATTTCAATAGATCGTATTCGTGTTATTTCGCGTGGTGGTAAAGAAGCTGTGGCAGAAATGGCGATCCAAATACGTGAGTTTGCTGAAACGGCAAAAGACAAAAAGAATCAGGCCCTGGATATGGGTATGCAGGATACTTCCGGTCGTTTTCTTGACCCTGTTTTGCAGGAAAGAGCCGCTATATTTTGCAGGGGGCAGGAAAAGGCGTTTGGTATTGTTCTGGAAATGTTGGAGAATCCGACGCAGGCGCTGGAATACTACGCAATTCAAAAAGCTCAGGCCGAAAAAGACCTGGCTAAATATAAAACTTTTGAACAACGGAAAGATTGAAGCATCGGTATCGGACCGACCGCGTTTCTGCCCCTCTTGTGGGAGTGTTGTTATTCGGTTTCGTAAGATCAGCGAGACCAAAAGTTGCATTATATTGAAACTCAAGATAAACTGTTGGAAAGAGGGATGTGGTCAGTTTAGTAGCTTCGAATTGACAATTCCAAAGTCGTAACCGCCTAGATTATTCGGGCAAAATAACTTAAGGGCTGATACTTCGCCCACGCATGGAAGCCATGCGTGGGTTTTTTGTTGCCCCAACGGAGAACGCATGAAGGTTGAGTTGAAAAAAGAAGAGGTTGTTGAGAACGAAACTTTGGACCCCAATGAGCCGGCGGGCGAAGAAACACCGTCTGTGGAACAGCCCGCTCCTGAGCCATCTTCTGATGCGCAACGTCTTCGAGAGCTAGAACTCCAGAATGCAAAATTAGAGGGCCAAATCAGTACCCTCCAGTCTATTTCTCAGCCATCTAAATCAGTAGAAAATCAAACTCAGGTCCAGCAAAATGCCTGGAAAGCTACGGTTTTAGCCGATATTAATGGGATGCCGGATGAAGATTTTCGGACTAAATACAAATTTGAGAAGTATCAGGCAACTGCCGCTATCCTAGAGCAAGAAATGTTGACCAAATCAGCGAAAACAGATCGGCAGGTCGCAGAATTGACTGCTGAAAATCGTTTGGTGGCAAAATACGGTAAGGATTTTATGGCGGTTCGATCCGAGGTGGATGAAATGGTCGCCTTGGCATCGCCGGAAGTTCGACAAGATCCGGTCCGCTTGGAAAAACTAATGGAAAAAGCGTATCTGGCGTCTTCGCGTGATAAAAAGTCCGATGTGGAGCCAATGCCAAAGCCCAAGGGGACTGAAATGAAGAGAATCATTCAAAATTTTGAAAAACCGACACCCGCTCCGTCCAGCGGCAAGAGAAATGAACCAGAGAAAGATGAGCTTCCCGTGGAATATCGGGACCTGGGACGGGCATTAAAGTTGACAAGTGAAAAAGAGCGTCAAGAACTGATGGCTAACGATTTCGTGCCCATGCAACTTGGCGGCGGGTTGGTATTCAAAGATCCGAGTAGAGGCGTCGAAAAGATTGCCTGATGCTTTCGGAAGGCCAATTTTCCCGACTTCCTCAGCAGGAGACGGGAAGCCGATAGGCGAGACAGAAGAAGAAGTGATGTATCGGTGTAAGCAGTGTGGAATGTTGTGTTTGGCGTCCAGGGTTCAAAGTTCGGGTGGCGCTAACGACGGTGATGGCGGTGTAACAACATCGGGCGGAGATCCAACGGTAGCGACTGGGTTTTGCCCGTTCTGCGGGACGGCGAATAGCAAGGCTTAAAAATTTACTGCGGCGATCATTGTCCGCAAAAAGAGAACACGGAGGAAAAAGATTATGCGACAAGCAAGCGGACGAGATCCGGTTATTGTGAAGGTGCCGATCACGGCAACGGCTGATATCGCCCAGGGAGCGATTTTGATGGCTGGTGCGACGGCTGATACGGACATTGGAACTTATATTTTGGGGACGGGCGCGATTGCCGATTCACTTGGCCTACTGGTTGGACCCTACACTTATTCTGCTACCAATACTTCGAATCCTGGCGGAACGCAGTATGTGTTTGTGGAGGTTGAACTCCTGGATCAATATAGCCCCCTCTGGGTTGAATACGATCAGACCGACACGTTGGCTGTCGCCTCTACCGCAGGCACGACCATCACGATCACATCCCTAACAGCCGATATCGACGGAACCTGGCTCTATGCAGTTTCCGGTACGGGTGCTGGTGAATTGGCATGGCTTGTTTCAACGGCAAGCGGTTCTGGTGTATCCAAGAGTTCTACGGGATGGGATTCGACCACGACCTGTATCAAGATCTTAAATCTTGGAACCCAGGTGGCAAAAATTAATACAGCCGGAACGAAAATAGGAACGGATGCCGGCGCTGGTTCTTGGACAGTTCATATTTTTGAGAACTGGTTTGAGGCTGATGGATATCCGCTTCAACAGCTTGATCCGACGAAGCATGATAATTTAACCCTATCGAATCCCCGGTTTTATTCGAAGTTGTTTGTTCGGAATACCGCTGGGCATACGACTGAGTAAGGAGGAATGAAAATATGGCAGTTGTAAGCGAAGCAGCTTTCTCAAACGTCGTACAGCCGGGACTTAAGAAGGTTTTCATCGGTGCGTTTAATAACGTTCCGCAGGGGTCTCTTATTGGTCCCATGTATAAAATGGATACCTCGGACAAAATGGATGAGGATTTCCTCGAAATTGAAGATGTGGGCAATATGCCGGTTTTTACGGGCGACATTACCTACACGGAGTTCAGGCAGGGGAATTCTAAAACGCTGACTCACTCAGAGTTTGCGTCTGGCCTTAAGATCCAAAGGAAGCTGATTGATGATGATCTTTATAATGTCATTAATCAGATGGTGTCTCAGTTAGGGACGGCGGCTCGCTACCGAATGGAACAAGATGCGGCGGGTCCGTTTGTAAATGCCTTCAATTCAACCTATACGGTTTTTGATGGCCTTTCGCTCTGTAATTCAGCCCATGCTTTCCTCTCGACATCCACAACCCAATCAAATAGCGGAACAACTGCCTTTTCTTATGCGGCCTTAGACGCGACAATGGTTGCTATGCGGAAATGGAAGGGATCGCAGGACCGGCTTATCCTTGACATTTACCCGGATACGTTGGTTGGTCCGGTTGACCTGGATACCCAGATGCGTGAGGTTATTGATTCAAAATTAAAGCCAGGAACGGAACTCAATAATATTAACGTGTTTAATAAGCAGTTCAGTATTGTGACCACGCCGTTCTTGTCGGATACGAATAACTGGTTCCTAATTGATTCCCGACGTATGAAGGAATTTCTTATCTGGCTCCAACGTATTCCGTTGGAATTCAAAAATACCGGTGATTTCGATACCTATACGAAAAAGTATGCGGCTTATATGCGGTATTCGAACTCGCCTGTGCATTGGCTCTGGGTCTACGGACATTCGGTAACTTAAGAGGAACCTCGATGGAACCGGTTAAACTGCAATCCACAAAAATCCTTTCTCCTCATGAGGAGAAGGCGATTGCTGAGAACATTGAACACCTAAAAGAGGTTCGGGACGAAAAGGAAATCGTTCAGGGCGTGACCCTGGAAAACCGCGATCCGGCTGAGATTGACCGAAAAATTGCGGAATTGGAAAGAATAAAAAGGGCGCATAGCGCTCCGATTCTTTCGCCTAAGGAACGTGAGCGGGCTATTAGGGAAATGGATATGCTGACGGATGACCTTCGTCGGGATATGCCTACCTGGGACGAATATGTGGGGCTGACCCCCAAGCATGGAGCCCGCTATACCTCCTTGGTTCGCAAGATTGTTCAATGGGAAGCAGATCCAGTTAGACGCCAAAAGGTTGAGCGTTGGAAAACTTTGCGCCGGCTTATCGAGCCGGAAGATCCGCAATATTCCAACACAACGTATCTATTTCCTCAAAAATAGGAGAAGGGCATCATGAAGAAGTCAAAAATTGCTTTTGTGCTGGTCGCCCTGGTTGGGGGGCTCTTGTGCGCAAAAATCGTTCGCTCAGCCAACACGGATATTAGTGCCTTACAGGGCGATGGGTCGCTTTACAATGTGGATGTGTTCCGTATAACCTCGACCGCCGATATGAAACTGACGGATTCAGCCTCCTATACGGCTTTCGATGTTGATTCTACGTTGGGTACGATTACGCTTTCCAGCGGTAGCCTCAATTTGAGTGGAAGCCTGGGGCAACCGACGACCTCGATTTTTGGTGGCATTACTATTGCACTCAAAAATTGTGGAACCGCCGCCTGGGTTCAAGGCAATTTAATCACCGTTGACGATGACGAGGCAGGGTGCGGAACTGTTTCCCCGACGACTGTTGACCTGACTGACTGGGTTGGGATATCAATTGGTGCCGTGGCTGTTGGTGACGTTGGCTATGTTGCTGTTGGCGGATTAACGGTAGCCCTTACCACGGGAACCGTTAACCGTGGAGATACTCTGGTTTCTACTAACACGGTTGCTGGTTATCTTGGGGCCGATGCAACCCCGACAACGGGTGCCGATGTTGGTGTGGCCCTTTCGTCTGGAACATCTGCCGGAGGCCTAACCCTTATCCGCCTTCGGTAAAAGGAGATCGCAGTGAAAAAACTTTTATTTTTTCTTGCCCTCTCCTTCTGCCTGGTTGGGTCGGCTCATGCCGATCTTTTCGACTATGAAAGAAGCAAGGAAGTCGGCATCCGGTTTTCAACCAATTCCCATACCAGCTTTAGTGGCGCTACTACTTTCATTCTAATCGACAAAAGCGATACATCTACCCTGCGGCATAAGGAAACGGGGCATATTAACATCCGCTCTATTTTCTATCAATTGGATAAGGCCGCTGCTTCCACAACGACAGTTCGAATAGGCGTGATTAATTTCGTCAACACTTCAACCGGAAGCGTTACTTGGCTTACGGGATTATCTGGAACGAACAACGTATCAAATACGAATAGCGTATTCCATCAGGTATTTGAAGGGAGAGGCCTGAATACCCGTGTTACTCCGTCTTCTACGATTGACACGGATGGATCTGTTTCTGAAACGTACTCAAACGAGGCGACAAGCGGTTCGGCGGGTATTCAGAACGATCAGCTTTTGCCGACCATTTCTGGTACAAGCGTTTTACCGTCTGTTGGAGACGTGGTTGTTGAATTTATTAAGGGCGGCACAGCAATTAATTACCGCCTCGATGTCCGTT